TTCAAACGGTCTTAGGAATGCAACTTCCCAAGTGTCCATTTGTAGAATATCAACTCTAGTGTCTAGTGAATGTCTATCAGGGATAAAGCTTACTTCACCGAAGTCTGAAACATATACATCTACTGCACCGATAACTGTCATATCGTCTGCGTTTTTGTATTGTGTTGCAACTCCGTTAAAAGCTGAAGCTAATACTTTATTACCTGGACTCATCAATACCGTGTCAGGGTTTCCACCTAACTCGTATGATTTTTGTAATCCTGCTTTTAATAGAGCTTCTGTGTAAGTTCTATTTGTACCACCAGAAATTGCTGTTGCACCATTTCCAGTTGGAGTAGCACTAGGTGATCCATTTGATGAAAAGTTATTGGCTGCGGTTGCACCGCCAGTACCAGTAATATTTCCACCGTACCAAGTTCCTACACTTGCACTCTTTCTTGCAGCTGAACTACTGCCTGTTACTTTTGCTTGTTCAACTCCGACCATGCCGACTTCCATATCTCTTTTTAGAGCTTTGCCGACTTTCGCTAATTGATAAGCAAGTTCATCACCTCTACCTGCATTGTCAACTGATCTATCTGTGCCAGATACGATAATTGCTTCTGCTGATATTTGTGTTCTATTGTTAAGACGATCCGTTGGACTAATTGCTGTTCCTCCGTAATCATCACCCTCTATTTGAAAGTTGTTTGCAGCAGCTCTTAATCCGTCTGTCTGCCATTCATGGAGAGTATTAGTAGCTGTACCTTTAGCTGCATTAGTCATAAAAGGCGTTTCAGTGGGAGAAATATTATAAATTACATCCGCTAAATCTTCTCTTATACCTACAGCATCATAGGTGTCAAATGTGTTGCTCGGTTGAGCCATCGTAACCTCCGATTAATTGTTTGATAACATGGCAGACAACACCTTTTGTGCATCTTTCACATTACCAGATTTTTTCAATTGTTTCATGCGATCATTCACACGCATTTGCTTATCAGGAGATCGAGTATTGTTTTTACCTTCCGAAGATACAACACGATTAACAGGTTTTATTTTTTTATCACGCAATCCCTTTTTTTCCAAAAGTTGATTGTATTTCATTGCATCGTGCATAGTTTTTACAGCACGGTGATCTACGATCATTCGTATTTCTTGTTCTGAATAACCTTGCTTTAATGCAAACTGACCAATATCTTCCATCAACTTATTAGCTTTTTGTTCATCACCAAAAACTGGCATTGCATTAATAAGCTTTTTTTGTTCATTTCTTATATGGTTTTGATAAATTTTTTCTTGTTCTTTTCGTTGTTCTTGATTGATTCTCTGTCTTTCTTTTTGAACATTCTCTAACAATTCTTTTTTGCGATCATATTCAGCTTTTTTAACAGCATAATCTGTGGGATCTTCTTGTGCAAGTTTCACCCAATCAATATTATCTTCAGGTTGTAAATTTTGCTCTACTACTGAAAGTTTTTGTGCGTAATCATCACGCATTTTTTTTACTGCTTCTTTGTCTTTGGAAATAGTGTCTAACTCTGAATCTAATGTCCTTCGTTGTTCACCAAGTTCCATCGTCTTTTTGGTATAGTCCGATCCTTTAGAGTAACCTTCCTTCAACTCATTCAAGCTAACTTTTTGTACTTTACCATTTACAGTAATATCAAATAGTTCTTGTTCGTTTTCCGTAGTGGTTTCTTCGTTATCAACTAAATCTTCTTCAGAAATATCATCTACTGTCAATTCATTGTCTGCTTCCAGGTTGACTTGTTCAGCTTCTTTTACTTCTGGTTTTGGCTGTTCTTCGCTTCTTGCAGTATTGATAAGATTGGCGAATGCCTGTTGTGTTTCCTGTATCGTTGTGGTTGGTTTAGATACAGATTCCGTTTGCGGATTATCTGCCATAAAAACTCCTATTGTTTTTTGTTTAGTTTGCCTGTTTCCATCACAGACTTGATGTTCACTAAAAGTAGATCAAACATTTTACCCATGAGATAAATTTTTTCTCTACCTTCGGAATCTCGTGCAGGTGAATTAAGAAACTCACCATATAATTCTTGTTTTATTTGTTTTATTGCATCCTGGAATACAGGATTGTCTAAAATACTTTTTGCTAATTCTGTTCGTTGTTTTTCTTGTTCAGGTGTCATCTTCCTCTTGTAAATCCACCTAATGAAGTGCTAAATCCTGTTGATCCTGTATTTGCAACATTTCTTGCAATATTTTTAGCAACGGCTGATTGATAAGCAGTATCATCCCTTCTTCTTACACCACCATCATCTTCTATGACAAGTGAACTACCTCTTATATCAACTGGCTCTGTACCTTGACTTTGTACTTGCGATGCTTTTCCTGTATCTAAACTTCCAATCATATCACCCATTGTTACAGGTTGTTTATTTGTTTGTTGTAGTACAACATCTTTTGTTTGGTCTAAATATTGTTGTGGATTATACATTGTAAATATATCACCACTTTGTTTTCCAAAAGCTAATGGATTATTTTCACCAAAATTACTTGTTTGTCCTAAAATTGTTTCAATTGCTTTATTAAATTTTTCTTCTCTGTTTGCAGCTCCACCAAAAATCATATCAAATAATCCAAATGTTCCAAATGGTCTGCCAACTTTTTCATCGAAAGAAAATATTGGATTACCAAATTCATCTTCACCAATTTGATATTTATCTAAAAATCTTGTTGCACCAAACATATTGTCTGTACTTCTTTTCATTTCATCAAACATTTTTTCGCTTTCTGTTCGATCATCTGAATCATCAAAACCTTCACCAACTGTATTCTCTGATATATCACCACCAAAATCACTTATTGGCTGACATACACCGTCAATCAACTGATAACCAGGAGGACAAGGATCATCAATTTCTGGTGTTACATTTATTGGTGGATTTAATGGTGGGAATTCTTGACCTGGCTCTCTAACATCATAAACAGGATTTATATCAGGAGGAGCAGTATATACACCTTTTGTTAAATACTGATCGATAATACCTTTTGCTTTATCTGTATTCATAAAATCAATCATTAGTTTAATCCTTGTTGTATGATTTTATTTGCTAGTTTTTCTTTTTCCATGTCCAGGTTGTCTGTATCTTTTATTAATTGTGCAGCTAGTTTTTGTTCTTCTAAATCAAGCTTCTTTGCTTTGAGAGTAGAATCAACTTGTAATTTTTTATTTGCCAATTCTATATCGGCTGCATTCTTTTGTGATCTCATTTGTAAATCCTGTGATGCCACCGTTAATGGATCAAGCTTTGGTTGTCTTGGTCGTGGTGGCACAGTAGCAGGATTATTGAAAAATGGTGATGCATCTTTATAACCTGAGTTTTGTAAATATTGTTCAAGAGTATTGTATATATTTTGCGGACTCACCATATTCATTCCGCCTTGCATGATCATTTTTTCTTGCACGGCTAGAACTCTTTGTAAAACAGCTAATCGTTGATCCTGGTTGCCAGTTCCAAGTCCTACTTGTACGGTTACATCATAACGATTAAACCAATCACGAGGATTCATTGGTATGAATTCATTGTTTATTTTTACAATTCTTTCTGCATCCTGGTATTCACAAACAACAGCAAAGATAACTCTAAAAATATCTTTTACACCTTCAGCAAAATTTCTTGCAATAAGCTCAATGCGTTGTGTTTGAGCTGCCATCATTTGATTTGTTGATGTAGCCGTTGTGTGTGATTTATTAATTACATCTGGGTTTAATCCCATTTGTTGTTTTGCTACACCAGTTCTTGATTCTTTAATTTCATCAATCTTTTTCATCATTGCCAAACCTTCATTTAAAAAGTTTGGTGTTTGCATTGGTGTTACAGCATTTGGACTTTTAACTCTTACAACTCCACCTGCTCTTGAAGTTAATAAATCATCTAAATTTGCTTGACCATCCACGACAAGAGTTCTTGCGTGGTTTTGGAAATACATATTATCAAGTGTATTTCTTAATATCGTTGATGATACTGCCTGGATGTCAGCAATAAGATCGTAAAAACTTAATCCAAAGAAACGATACGGCATAGGAATAGCTCGTACCATTGTTATTGGCATAAAAGGTATTTCTTCGTTCTCTAGCAGCTTGTAATTGTTATATCCGTTGCCACCAACAGTGACTTTTCTCAGTT